CAGAGAGAGGGCTTATTTATCTAAACAATTATTCAACCTTTAATATGGTAAATAGTAGTCCAGCAGGAATTGACGGATATGTTAGCTATAAGTATGCAACAGCTTCCACTCCAGCCGATATTAAATTGGCAACAATTTATCTTACATCTGCAATGATAGCAATGAATGATGATTTGAATTTGATGCAAGAAGGCGATGATTCGATGGACAACGCTTCAAGATCCCAAAAGTTTGAAGATATGGCAATGAAAGTTTTAAAAGATAATAAAAGAATTGGTAGAAAAGTAGCAATGGCCACAGGAATAGGTGGCTTTGGAACAGGGATGGTAGCTCCATAATGGCAGTTACCTATGCAACTTTAAACGATCCCGTTAGTACGGTAGTTTCTGTATTATCTGATAACTGGGCGCAAGTAGCATCAAGTGTTGATTCAACAACACCAACAATAGATGAGTCCTGGGACATGGGTAAAAAGAATTTGAAGAATGGAGATTTAATACGCTGTTATGAAGTAGCAGCGAATCACGACTTTTTAGGTATAGGAGATGGAGTAGACAAAGGAACTGCAAGAGTTTCTATTGATATATCCACAGCGGTAAGTAGGTCAAGACTTAGAAAACTATACTCAGGAGTTGTAAGCATTATTAGAGGCGCAAGGGCAGGGAACTCATCTACAGCTCTTCACGCCAATTACGCAGATGTAAAACTGCTTTCAAGGGTAGACCAGTCTGATAAAAACAGACGATGGTACCGTTACGTTCTCGATTGTGAAATAACAAGTTACGAGGCGGTGGTATAATGGTACGACTAACACAAAATATAGAGGCAGCTTTTCAACCAGAAGTTACGGCAGCGTCTGGAGGCAGTAATGCTTACGGAAATCCAGACCCCGATTCTGCATTGAAACACTTAGGTCTACTGGACACATTCGACCCAAGGTCGGTAGAAATGAACGTGACTCCTGTTGCATCAATTGGACAATCCACAGAAGGATTCCATGCAAAGGGGCCAATAGCAGTTAATGTTCCAATTAAAGTAGCAGTTCAAGGCACTGGTACGGGATGGCAGGAATTAATTGGCAGAGCTATTGGAGGAACATCAATTAACAGTGTTTTAGTTCCGCACAATTTAACCAATGTTGCAGATAGTTTGTCTGTTTTGGTTAGAGATAATGGAACCAACGAATACACTTTGGCAACTGGAGTTGTTCCTAATGAAGTTACATTAGAAGCCGATTACACGTCAGGAGGATATATGACGGTAGATGCCACATGCACGGCCCTTGTGACTCAGGATTCCACAGGAACCAATGCAAATTTTGCAGACGATAGTTTATTTTTAAATGATAACTTTTCATCATCTACATTCCCATCAGCCCCAACCGCAGACCCATTGTTGCCAACTGATTTATCAATAACAGTGGGATTAGCAGCAGCGTCAAATTATATTCAAGTTGATGGCCCTGCTGGAAGCTGGATGGATGTGGGTGAAAAATATATGAGATTTTATACAGACGATACTACACTCGCTGCAAGTGTTCCAAATGGCGATGATGCTTCTATTGTAGCTGATGGGATTATTGATTTAACTCACGGTAACGCTGACGACACACAAAACGTAGATGACTTGGCAGATTCAGGATGGTCTGGTTGGACTGTTACAAAAGGTGGCAGCACAGTCAGTTCTCTTGATTTATTAAAAGGCAAATATAATACAGAGTCAGCAGTAAATGTGTATGCAACAGATAATATGACAACCACATTTTCAAATCTTAAGACTGTTAAACTTAAGATAGCAAATAACAACGTTCCTGTTGCAGGTAAGACAACTCGCAACTCTGTAACAAAATGGTTAGCCCATAATGCAATTAGCAGAGGATTGGCAGATGTAACATTGGAGCTAACAATGACAGCTGAAGATGAAACATGGTATGACAAATATGTAGCACAAACTACCATTCCTTTAATAAGGATGGACTTTGGTGCATCTTATGGTTCAATCGCTTTAACTAACGGAACAATAACAGCTTTTTCCAGACCTATGTCTGGGGCAGGTGAGATAGTAGATACAATGACTATCAAGTTTCGTGGGGCAGGTGATTACAAAAACTTTAGTTCACACGCAATATCCGCAGATTGGTCGCTGAGCACTTAGGTAGGTAACTCAATGGTAAGAGTCAAAGGTCAGATAGACGCCCCACTCGTAGACATAGCAAATGTCAGGCAAGAGTATTGGCAACGTAAAGAAGTTCGGTTGCCTTCTATTGCTAAGTTTATGCCTAAGAAGAAAGTGTGGTTTGGTTTAAGAGAAGTTGAGCAGGAACCTAAAATCATAATTCGTAGATTAAGTGAAGAAGAGTGGAGATCAATAAATGAGAGATTTTGGCAAGTTAGAGAAAACTTGGCTAAGAAGTTGCCTACGTTAAGAAAACTATACGAGAAAGCATCAAAGGGTTTAACTCTAAAAAAGGCTGAGCAAAAAGTTCTTAATAATTCACAAACAGAATCAATGCCAATTTACATCGCAATGTTAGAGTTAATGATAGAAGAACCAAATCTAAGTTATGATGATGTGAGAGTATTAATTGATTCATTGGATGATTATGACAGAGAAACATTGTTATCTTACGTTAATTCATTAACTTCTGAGAAAGCGATTGTAGCTCATAGAGTTAATCAAGAGAGAATGGAAGAGTTAAATAAGATGGAAAGACAGGTGGCAGCAGGACTATAATGGTAACAGTAGACGAGTTAATGGTTGTATTGGACGCAGATCCGACTGGTTTGGAACAAGGTTTGTCAGATGCGACATCTGCTACAGAGGATTTTACGCAGGAGCAACAGGCAAATAGTTTAGCTGCAATGGAAAACTTAGCTCGTCAAGAAGCAATGGTAGGAAGTTTAAACCAAATAACTGGTGGATATGGTAAAGCAATAGGAGCTTCTCAAAAGTTAGGTCTTGTTAATGAAGAACAGTTTAAAGCTTTAGAGAAATCCAGGGCTGCAATGGAATTAATTGCAGGGCCAATGGAAATGTTTATTGCAATGAAGAAATTAATGACGGCTGTCGAGACTGCTGAAACAGGAGCTAAAACAGCCAATACAGGAGCAACAAGTGCAGCTACTGCATCCACTTGGGGATTCAATACTGCATTATTGGCAAATCCTGTGGTGTGGATTGTTGTAGCCATAATTGCCTTAGTTGTAGCTTTAGTACAATTAGAACGCAAATTTGGTATGGTGTCAATGGCGGTTGATGGATTAACTGGTTACTTTAAAATGTGGTTAGATATGTTAGATAAAATAATGGGTTCAATGAAAGGCTTAACCAGTTCGGCAGCAGAGCTGGGCGATGCTTTAACCTTCGGCCCAATTAGCGGAGTAATGAATTTGCTGGGAGGTAGATAATGACTGAAACTCATCTTTTTTCAGGAGACCAATTCTATGCTACTACAGATACTTGTTATTTAGATAGTGGCAATCCAAATAATAATTATCAAGGGTATGATTGGGACTTGATAAGTGATGGTAGTACTACTACCAGAATGGGAATTATGATGTTTAAAATTCCAGACAGAAGTAGTGCTATAGTGCAACCAATTAGTGATAAGGCATACATTAGTCAAATTGATTTAAAGTTAGACATATCGAATGCAGGGGCATCTCTATATTTTTGGCCATTAAGTTCATCACATACAAGTGCGATAGACTTTGCATTGGCTACATACAGTCGTCCTGGAATACTTGGCGATTCGAGTAATATAAAATGGAATCCTGCAAGTTGGTCGCATATTGATCCTTCACATACGACAACGGTTCTTATTGGTGGCAATATGCTTGGCCAGTTAGTTGTCAGTTCTACTGGAGTAAAAACATTTAGTATAACTCCTGAGATGTTAAAAATCTTAGGTGCAGATTTTGGTTCGACTGTTTATCTTGCAGTTTACGCATCAAGTAATAATAACGTAATAGTAGACTGGAGTGATTCATCGATAGAAATGAAAACAAAAGAAACCCCTCCTGATATTGCTACCTTAACATCAGCAGTATCTTCTGATGGCCTTTCGGCCAATTTAAGTGTAAAGGTACCCAATGATAATTCTATAACTGAGTTTTATTTAGAAGCAGCTTCTTCAGCAGGAATTAGTGCAACGGCAAGTGGCGACTATATTCAGGGTCAACCTAAAATTAACGAAACCGAAGTTGTGCCAATGGCTTCCGTGGCTACGCTTACGCAAGGGGCAAACAAATACGTTAGAGTGTTTACAGAAAATGACGAACACGCTAATGCTTCTGCACAGGGAGGAAATGAAATTGTATTATTTCGCCCCCAAATAAACGCAGCCGTAATCTATACTGATTCTGCATTATCTTCCGCAATAGCAAATAGTAAAGAAAATGTTACACTCGGTCAGAAGGTTTATCTTAAAGTTACCAATTCGGCAGTAGGTACTGCATCAACAGGAAACAAATACACAAAGCTTAGAGTTAATTGGGATTCAGGATCAAGCGACACGGATGAAGATTATAGCACGTATGATATGGTAGATTTAACGCCTGTATTACATAACGGTTCTAACACCGTAGTAAGTCATCGTTATCATTCTGCTGGAGCCAAAGTAGTTAAGGTGCAAGTAGAAGATGAAAATGGATTCAGGTCTGACAAGACTTCACTTACAGGATATGCAGTAGATGTCAAAACAGGGCTTCCTACAGCAGTTGTGTCGCCATCAAGAACTAAAGTAACAACTGCAAAATATGGGGATCGAACAACCGCAGTTACATTATCTGGTCAACAGTCCAGGACAAGTGGTTCTAATATTTCGATTGAACATTATGGTTGGGGCTATACCGCAGGAGCTGCACAAACAATAGTAACTGCAAATGCCTTAGAAAACGATAATAGTATATTTGATGATAACTCTAAACGTGTTAAAATAGCATCATTAGCAAATGTGGATGTTGATGATACGGTTTTCAAAATATTTGGTTTGGCATCATTTACAAGTGCAGGGGTTGGCGTTAAAGATACAGACACAACTAACTTTGATCATTATGCATACACTTCGGCAACGGCATCTCCATTAACATTTGATGAGGATGCACGACCTAATATTGGAAGTGAAGCTGTAGATTCGGCAGGTAATCATGTTTATTTTAAAGAAATAGAATGTGTTGTTTGTACTACTAAAGCAGGAAACGAGAACAGTGCAATATACGATAGTCAACGATATGTATTGCTAACAAGTGCAAGTGATGAAGATAGTAGTGCAAGTCAAGTAATAAATTCTGATTTAAGATATGACAGTAACGTAGCTGCTTCTTTAATAGATTCTACTGACAATGTAGGAGAAACCTATACTGCAACAGATGAAATATTAACACGTTCAGGTGCTACTGTAACCGACCATCCTGAAGTAATTAGAATTAACAATGAGGATTTGTTTATTCACCATGAATCAAGTAATGATGTTCTTGTAATTAGAGGATATAATGGAACTACTGCAACAGCCCATGACAGTGGAGATGCAATTAATGTTTATCGTTTGCCTTCTCGATATAGGTGGGGAGGATATGCAATGATTCAAGGAACTAATATAGATTTTGCATCAGCAGGAACGATTGACATTGGTGACGGACTTTTTGATGAAAATTGTTCAGCAGGTAACGAAAAAGATTGGTTTGCACAGGGATTCTACATTGGCGATATAATTAAAGTAGGAAATACAGCAGGTAGCAATGGAACTTACGATAGTCCTAAGTATTATAAAATTAAAACAATTACAGCAAGTGGTGCAAGTTCGGGCAACGATTACGATATAGTTACTATTGAAACTGATTCAGCAAATTTAACTGAAGAGGAACAAACCTATGTAAGCACTTCACTAACAACGGATGCAAATGAACTTCCAGTAATAGTTCGTGATGATTCTGCCAAAAAGCCAAGCATTACGGCAGCGATATACAATACTGCAAACAATGATGATACAGTTACATTTTATATGGGAATATTTGATTCAACGCAATCAAGGTTTTCAGCTCAGGATAAGAGTAGCACAACCACTAATCATAATTTTAGTTACCATTGGTCAGAAGATACAGTAGATGTAAGGGCAGTAACTCCAACTACTTTGGATCTTGATACTTTGGCCGATGCAAGTAATATAGCAATCGAAAAAGTAAACATTACACGTAGTGGAGGTATTAGTTCACAAATGCCTTTAGGAATAAGACGTTATCCTGTTGGTGTAACCAGGACTAAATTAGGAATACCAAAAGTATCAATTCAAGCCAAAGCATTAGACCAAACAGGTTATCGGGCATTATTTAGTTTAGTTGAAGGAAATAGATATGATTACGTTTTCTTAGATAGTAAAAAGTTAGACTCGCCAACTGTATCTTATCGGACTTTGCGAATGCGTTTAGAATCAGGTAATATCACAAAAGATACTTCCGACCCTAACGTATATGTAGCAAATCTAAATTTTGTAATACTTGGCGAGGATGTAAGTTAATGCCTTTAGTAGAATCAGACTTTTTAGCAGACCAGGTAGATATTGAAGCTACTGTTGATAATAACCAGTTTTTAACTATTAGTAAAATATTATACAAAGCAGCCGTAAATGAACCACGATCTGTAACTCTACAAATATCAGATAGAGAATCATTACAAAAGGCACGTTTGGGAGGTAAATTAATAATGACTGTGGGCAGAGGTGATGCCATTCGCAATTTGGCGTTTGAAGGAATTATTAAGATTATTAAACCAGGAAACCAAATACATTCTATTACTGCTGTAGATAGGATTACATCTTTAGCAACATCAGAGTATGTTAATTATAAACCTGAAGATATAGAAGGGCAGGATCTTTATTTTTTAATTAGAGATGCAGCCGATTACCAGGATATTGATGTATCTGATGCGTTGGGTGGTTCAGGCATAATAGCTAATTCGGAAATGAATTTAACGGGTTTACATAGACGGAAAGACTTTATTGATAAATGTATGGAATACATGATCAAAACTTATGATGATGACTTCCATGAAAAGACTGATTTTTTAAGGTATAATTATGCTATACGTTCTGGTAATAAGTTTGATATATTTTTACCAGATTATAAAAACAAATCAGCAAAAGGCGTTCTAAAAATATCTGAAGATGATGCAAATATAACTGGCGAAGGTATTGTTGCTCAGATTGATACTACCAGGTTATACAATTCTGTAACTGCAATTAGTAAGAGTGATTCTTCTATATTTAAAACAGTAAACAATGACAGTAGTATTAATCAATACGGACCTAATTCAACGACAATTACATTAGATACTGAAAACAAATCATTGCTTGAAGACGCAGCGTATGAGATTATACAGACTTATTCAACGCCAACATTTAGTTATACTATTGCAATGCACAATGCAGATTGGCTTGGGTTAGGCGATTTAGTACAGTTAGATGTCCCTATGTTAGAGAAAGATATAATCCTGCCTGTGGTAGCCTATGAGACTGAGATAGGCGACAGTATGTTTACTAAGCTAACGGTGGGAGAGCCTACGCTAACATTGAAAGACTTTGTAAGACAACTACAACTTTAGAATAGTTTTGTTTGTTGCTTATCAGATTCTTCCCACGGATTTAACTTAAGCTCTTCAATCTTATAGTACACTCTTGCTATGTTTCTCCATTCTCTTACAAACACAGGTCTCAATGTTTTTTTGTTCTGAGCTGCAATTATATCAACTTGTTTCATTAGATTTCTAAGATTAAATTCATCTAAACTATTAATATTATAAAATCTTTTTACATAATCTAATCGTTTCCATCGTTTGTGTCCCAATTCTCCATAAGTAATAATTAATCCTTTCTTAGCAAGTTTCAATGATAAATCGAAACATTCGTATGCGGATCCGAAGGGGTCTAAGTCAATCAGGTCAAACTTCTTTCCATCATAATACATTTTGCATAATAGTTTTAAAGCAGGTAGATTAAAATCACAATTAGTAAACTCTTTGTTTTTATCATTAGTAGTTAAAATTATATCTTGTAGCAATCGTTCTTTGTAATTTTTGTAAAACGATTCTTCTCCAGCATATAAATCTAAAACGTTTGTAGGTTGAATATTAAGTAAATACTTTGTGTTAGTTTTGTATTTGTCTTTACGATGTTTATCATTATATGTAGTGTTACTTTTGTTTAATCTCTTAAGTTTTATTTGGATAGACACTTCAGTTCTGTCAAGTTCTTTGGCTATATCTTTGTTAGATAATCCTTTAGCTTTTAATTCTTTAAGAGATTTAATATCTTCTTCTTCCCATTTGCGTGGTTTACTTTTTGTAACGTGCATTAATTCACCTTGTCCCACCAACAATCAAAACATAAACCAAATTGTTTTTTTAATGCAGATTCTTTAACATAAAAATTACATTTTTTACAATGCATTACATCAACCTCGTTTGTGCTAATATGTCATCCCATATTGGTTTTAGGTTTTCATTGATGTCGCATCCCCAGGCTTCACGTTCCAAATTATTTGCTGCAATTAATGTACTGCCTGAGCCACACATAGGATCTACTACTAAATCTCCATTATCAGTAGTTGTTAATATTAATCTACTAAGTAATTCAAACGGTATCTGATTTACATAGTTTAGCTTTTCTTTAGCGTTAAACTTACAGATGTTAATATCCCACCAATTATAGAGATTGCATCCACGTTTGCCTTTAGCTAATTGCTTTTGTATTCTTTTATCATTAAGATTCTTATATGGTTGAACTACGGCATCTATCTTTATCTTTGGTTCTTCTTTGACTAACCAAAGCACAGCCCTACTTGCTTTAGTAAATCGTTTACTTGAAAATCCAAAGTTACTATTGTAGACCCAAGTTATCCATTGATGTGTATTCCATTTAGTATCTTTAATTGTAGAATAGAGTTCAGCAGTTACTTCAGGATAATTTATCATAAAGAAAGATGCCGAATCCTTAGATACGTCGTATGCAATATCTAATACTTCTTTTATTGTTTGTTTGTACTCTTCGGGGTCTAAATTGTCCTTGTATTTAGATTGGTAATCAAATTTAATGTTATATGGGGGATCCATAATAAACGTCTGAACATTTTTAACTTTAGGCAATGCCTTTCTAAAATCGTTTAGTTCAAAGTCCATGATAGCCTTGTATGTGACAATCTATACATTCTTTACATCCATGCTCATCTTTAACAAACTCTTCAAGTTCGTCTTTGTTATATTCTTGTTTACAGTAAAAGCAGTTCATTTTACTCACTACTCCTCCAATCATCTATGCCCAGTTCATCTTTAACCATCTTATCAAAAACTTCAATAGGTAACCTTTTACCATTTCTTCGGGCAATTCTCCTTGCCATTTTAAAACGGTTCCAGACCTTTTCTAATTTCTTCTTTTCTTTTAAACGTTTAGTCGCTTTCTTAAGTGCTTTTTTCGTTACTACCATGTTTGTTTCCTTTGCCACATTTTTTGTGTGGTAATTCTAAGATAGGGTAGAGATATATAAGCTTTATGCTATTTGGGTTAGAGGGGTAAAGTATATATAACCCCTTGTTATCTTAAGTTTACCCAAAAAGGGTAGGAAACAAAAAAATGAAAACAAAAACCGAAACCTTTGAATCTTTTGTAGAATCAAAGTTAGTCAAAAACCACAGAGATACTATGATCGTAAGAGCTTATGGGCATGAAGCCTTAGTTCAAGACATAGAACAATGGCCTCACTTACACAAAGATGTATGTGTTTATGAATTAACCAAAGCAAGATTGTTAGGGCCATATTCATCATTAGGAAGTGCATAAAATGAACAACAAAAAAGAACAGTTCCCAAATATGGATACTTCCGTATTTGAAGAACAGATGATAGAGATTGGCGTATTTACGCCTGTAACTGAAGAGCCATGTGTGAACACTGGGCCTTTTGGTAGCAAATCCAAACCCTGTGGATGCACTATCTGTAAGGCAATACCAAGAAGGGAGGTGGACTAAATGATTTGTAACTGCGAAGTTATTAAAGCAAGGATGCCTCGATGGAAAGCAACAAATCGTTGGAATAAAGATAAGGTAGGAACACCTATAGAATACATAATTTGTAACTGTCCAGAGGTAGATAGATGAAATGTATTAAATGTTCAGGAGAAATTACTGCAGAAACAATAGATGCAGGATCCTATGATTGTTGTATTTTAAGTTGTTCAGCCTGTGGAACTATTGTAGATAAGACTTGGAATAAAAAAACTAAGGAGGAAAGAGATGGAAACTGAAAGTTATACTTTGAAGATGGGGATTACTGTATCAGGTACTAAGCAATACGAATCCATTAGAATTGATGTTAGCGAAACAGTAACTCTTGATTCTAAAGAACAAGCAGATGACCAAATTAAACAATACAGCTTTAGACAATTAAGGAAAGGTCTAAAACTTAAGATCTTAGAATCGGTGGCAGATGCTAAAGAAGTTGTAGCATTATCAAGAGGTAAAGCATGAGTGATTGTCCAGAATGTATCTGGAACCCAGAGTCAAAGTATTATTCTTTGGGAGTCCATAAGATGATTATCAAGAAGGAGAAACAGGAAAAGGCACAGGAATTGCGTGAAGTGCGTAAGGAAAAGGCACGAATGAGACGTAAAGGGCTAAGTATTATTGAAAGGATTTTAAGAGGTAAATAATGGCAGATGCAAAGCACGTTTGGATTGTTGTGTTAGATGAAGTAGTTAAACACGTTAAACAGTTTGTAGCCAATAATCCTATGAAATATGAAGGCAAAGAGCTTGAAGCATATACTGTTGGTTTAGGAATGGTTGGCGTTCTTTGTAAAAAGATGATCGAAGATATAAAGGAGAACAAATGAGCTATTGGCGTTGTAAAAGCTGTGGCTTTGTAATGGGAACTGTGGAGTATGAATCTACCAATGGTTTTTGCAAGGAGTGTCGGTATGAGTAATCATAAGACGTGTCCTAATTGCAAGAAGGTTTACATTCCCGATTTTACTTATGAGGATGCTAAACCAGGAACTATTTACAAAGAACAGCACATTACAGGCATTTGTTCAGATCAATGCTGGGACGAGTTCTTAGGAATAAAACATAAGGATACTTGTATGTGTGTGGAGTGTTTAGGATGATTCCCTATGTATTGATGGGAATTGTGTTTGGTTGGTTTTTCGGCTTCTGGGCTGGTGTTGGTTGGGAACAGGATCGAAACAAAAGGAGAAGAAGGCATGAGTGACCCAATTCCTTACAAATGTAATATGTGTGATAACATAGGCTTTAGACAAAACTGCAAAGAACATAAAACAGTTCATGGACATGGCCTGGTTCATTTGGATAAAATATACAAGGAAGATAGTAAGGCATGGTGGTTGTGTAATGCTTGCTCAGAGAGGGAACAATGATTAGTAATGTTACGTGCCACTACTGTGGAGCCGAAAGACATCCCTCTTATGGATATTGGCAAGTTATCTATACTAAAAGCAATCCAAACACAATTCTGTGTCCAAGATGCCAAAAAAGAAGGAGGGAAGGTAATATACAATAATCATATTTATTATACATATTATCATATTTATTATATGTATGATTTATTAAAACTTAAATAGGTTAATCTTATACCATGAAATCCTATGACCCGAAGAAGAATTAATAGTAATGAAGTGCGCATTCCAAGAACTATAACTGTATCTCCCAGCTTTTGGGAGAGATTCAAAGTATGGTGTAGAGGAAGGTCAATGTCTGAGATGATAGAAATGGCTGCTATTAGAATGATGGATGAAAAGAATGACGTATTATCCTTGTCTCAACAAATTGAAGAAATTAATCAAACAATATCTGAAAAGAAGTACGATTACAAAAAGCTGCAGGTTGACATTGAAAATGATGAACTTAATCGATCCTTACTACAAGAAAGAATGGCTGAAATGAAATCATCTGAAAAAGCATTAGAACTACAAGCTAAAGAAGACAATGAGTTTATGCAAATGGTAGTTAGTGACAAGTTAGGAATGATACGCAGAAGCTTTCCTTCCTGGATGCACGAAGAAGAAGAAAGAGCAGCCTATATGCCCTCTATAGATACTGTAAAAGAAAGATCCACCGTTCTTGATAAATACAATACAGTTAAAACAAAGATGGCTTGGATAGCTCTTAAGTTTCCTGAAAAAGACTGGGAAATGTGGTTAAAACGGGAGACAATTATATAACCCTGAATCGGATAGTATAAACATGGCATACAAGAATAGACCGTATCAATATTTGCTTACGTTCCCAAAAGGAACGAAGAACAGTTGGGATGAATTTGTTAAGATCTCAAAAGAGCAAGGTAGACCTGTATCTGAGTTAGCTAGACAAGTTATCAAAGCGTACGTCAAAGAAAACAAGTCTAAATAATGGCCGTTAAACCAATAGATTTATTTGAAGTTAAAAAACTGATTGAAAAAGCTTGGGAGCAAGTTTATCAAAGAATTGATGAAATTAGAGACCTTGAAAAAAATCTCGCTAAATTAATTAAAGAGGATTAATGCCACGTTATGATGATGTTATTAAAGAAGAAGCAAGAGCATTGTATCTACAAGGTATGGGATACAAAACCATTGCAACTAAATTAAGGGAACAACATAAAAACAAACTATCATTTACTACAATTAAAAGATGGGCTGATAAAGAAAGCTGGAAAGATATTTTAGAAAAACAAAGGAAGGCCATACGTTCCGAAACGAATCGAAATGCAACCCGTTCTAATATAAAGAATATTAAAACACTACAAGCAATACGTTCTAAATTTATATCACAATTAGAAACCAGTTCATCTGAGATACGACCTTATGAGATAGTTGGTGTGATTAAAGAGCTACAAAGACTTGAAGGTGCATTAGACATACAGAATGTACTTATAGAAGAAATAGCAGAACTGTTACCAGAAGCAATGAAAAAAGCTAAGATCCCACAAAAGAAGATTAATCTTACAATTAGATATTGGGTAGAGATGGTCCAGGAGATGGAATGAAGATACTGAATCTTTATGCAGGCATTGGTGGCAATCGGAAACTATGGGGTGACGAACACGATATAACTGCCGTAGAATACGATCCCGAAACTGCTGAAGTTTACAAACAACACTTTCCTAATGATAATGTAATTGTTACAGACGCACATCAGTATCTATTAGACAATCACCAGGACTTTGATTTTATTTGGAGTAGTCCACCTTGCCCAACTCATAGCGATATAAGACGATGTGGAGTCCAGGCTGGACAATATGAAGCAATATATCCAGACATGGAATTATACCAGGAAATTATATTATTACAAAACTTTGCGGATCAAAAAACCAAGTGGGTTATTGAAAATGTTATTCCATATTATGAACCGTTGATAGCTCCTTCTAAAGTATTACACCGTCACAATTACTGGGCTAATTTTATAATAATTAATTATAATGTAAATGATAATAGAATACATAATGAAATATCTGGTGGCAATGAACTGTATGGTTTTAATTTAAAAGATACTGACATTAAAGATAAAAGAAAAGCATTAAGGAATATGGTTAATCCTGATTTGGGATTACATATATTCAAGTGCGCCCAGGACAAGATAGTAACATTGGAGGCATTTGTCTAATGTTTAGAATTTGTGATAGCGAAACAGGAGAAGTCCTATTTGAAACTACAGATATACAGAAACTATCGGAATATCTTTACGATAAACAAATGAAATACATTACAGTATCAAGAAATCAGGAGTATATTGACAAATGTCTGATATCGAAGGATTAGATAAATTTACGCAACATCTTCTTGCTAAAGGTTTGTTAGAGCAGGATCTTGAATTTATTGATTTTGCTGATGATGTATTAGGCGACTTTATGAGGCAAGAGCCAAGCGATTTTGTTCCATTAGCAGATATGCATACTAAATGGTTAGATACAATTAATTCAGATAAACATTACGTAGGAATAATGTGTGCAAGAGGACATTTGAAAACTACGTTTACTTTAACTTACTGTGCATATATGATGCACAAATATCCTAACTACCGAGCTTTGTATGTATCTGCAACATTAGACCAGGCAATAGATAAGATGGAGCAGTTTGAAGAATTGTGTAAAAGGTCTTGGAGATTAAATGGTTACATTAAAGGTAAAGAAGATGGAGGGTCTTGGCGTAAAGGAGCTAAGTATTTTAGCAATGGCAGTAGGGTTAGGGCTGCATCTATTGGTAAAGCTCTCGAAGGGCCACACGTTCATCTAATTATTATGGATGATATTTTAGAAGAATTTGCACGAATGCCTGATGATAAGGTTATACATTATATTAAAAGAGTTGTTATGCCTATGCGATTACCTTCAGGTAAAATACTATTGATTGGAACACAGAAGAGAATAGGAGATGCAACGGATTGGATTAGGCAAAGTTCTGACTGGGCGCACGTTTGGCATCCTGCTTTAAACAAAGAAGGAAAACCAAGATGGCCTGAGTATTGGACTATGGATCGATTAGAAGCCGAAAGACATTCGATGGGAACCAGAGCTTTTGAGTCTGAGTATTTGTTGAATCCACTCGATCCCGAAACTGCTGTAATTCCTTGGGGAGTAATCGAACCTTGCCTGGACAAAGAGATGGGATTTGGAGAACCTTTGGAAGATAGTGATATTGTTATTGGAGTAGATTTGGCAGTAGGATTAGATACTGCAAACGATGAAACTGCTTATTGTGTATTGTCTTATGACAGATCGACAAAAATGCGTCATGTGATTTATCAGTGGTGTGGTAAAGTAAAAGCAGAAGGAGCAGGATGGTTAACAGCTCAGGTAAACAATCTGGTATCATTGGCAGAGAAATACAAACCATCTATGATTATGGTAGAAACAAATGGTTTTCAAAGATTAGTAGCTCACGCAGCAAAAGACCTGGCATCTTTACCAGTTAAAGGCCATAGGACAGGTTCTGAAAAGCATCACGCACAGATAGGCATACCAAGGATTGCTTTGGCCTTAGAACAGGGTCGTTACATAATCCCTTGGAATAAGGCAGTAAACAAATCGGGACCGCTTGGTTCACGCAAATTAGTAGAAGGTCTTTCCAGGTTAATGTGGGGTAAGAATGGTAAGCTTGATGGACACACTTCTGATGCCGTAATCTCTTTATGGATGTGTGAACTTGCGATTCAGGAAATAGATAAGCGAGGTCTCAAGATTACCTCTTGGGATAGTAGCGTTATATAATCCTTTAGCGGAAGCTCTACATACTGTAGAAATTGCACATTTTTCCTTTCCCAAGCACAAATCTTCAGGCTAAAGCTTATATATGCCTACCAAACTGTAGTATTGTTGCTTAGGCAACTTGGTTGGAAACAACCTGCAAACAGGTGGCGACACTTATGACTGCAGGCTTCTTACCAATGAGAGTCAAACGCACAAACCGTCAAGCTGTTTTTAGCGAGAGGTCAAGCTCTAACGCTGCCAACAGTTGCAGGGGTGAAATCCCATGCACTAACTTGTCATGTTGAACGGCCTCTTGTGTAGACTTACGCCTTTGGAGAACTTCTTTCAGCTCACAAGGTTGAAAGAAGGGTCAAGGGCAAGTATTGTCTACGAGAGGAGCTACCAGAGTAGGTTTGTGCCTGACACGTTGCAATAGCAGGGTAGCAGAAGTCTACAAACTTACTGTTGGACTATGGAAGCTTCAAAAATTAGTAACTTTTGAAAACAACATAGATTAGAAAACAGTGACTTCGTAAAGCGGCTCGTGACATTGAGAGGGCATAGTTTGATGCTGCATCTCAGGCACCCCGTAGTGGCGACCAATAAGTCCACGCTGCTCTGCTTAGCATTACAGTAACAACGGGTTTTCTTTCCCGTTGCAAACCTTCTCTTGCGAGGTGTTACAAATGGCAAGAAGGGTTTGGCCTTACCTTTCCCCAAAAGGCCACAATAAAAAAAGGTGATAAAATTGCCCCGAAGTAAAAACTACGACAACAAAGGAAAATCGCATCTACTTCATGTAGGTGTAAATAAAGAGAAAGAATACATCCTTAATTGGTTTAGGAATGAATATGAAAATACCAATGAAGGAATATGGATTGCATTGGCAAATCATATAGAAGAGATAGACAAGTACCGATCCGAAGTTGGTTATGTTCCCTCCTGGAAAAAGAGAGAGAAGATGACTGCTCAGGATAAGTTTTTTGCACTTGTAGAGAAGTGGGGGTGAGGAATATGAATAAAGGACACATTTCAGTAACTAAAGAAGAGTGGAAAGCTTGTGCCGAATGCAACGACCCGTTGGGCAAATGGGATAACGTAGCAAAAGATAGAATACATTGTAAACATTGTTATACTAAACTAAAACATGGTGTATCTGACATCAACAACTGCTTTAAGGGGTCAGTCATTACAATAGATTAATGAAGCGTAAACACTATGCATCAAAAGAACCAAACATGACATTGTGCGGATACTCTTGCACAGATTCAGAGTATCGAGTAATGTCCAGGAAGAACACGGCATTTGTAAATTGTAAGAAGTGCCTGGAGAGATTATGAGGTGGAGGTTTTGTTGTTTTGTTTGCGGAGAACGGTGGGAAGAAGAACACAGATTACTTGATCCCGACCATTTTATTTTTAGTGAGAAGAAAGAAGGCAGGCCAATGGTAGATTGTTATAAGTGTAAGATGGACATGATATATACGCCTTTAATGGGGGAGATGGTAGGGAATCGTGCTTAATGTCGCATAGTAAAGCTTATATAACCCTACTGAATGTCTACAATACCCACAAAGGGTAGGAAACAAAAAATGGAAAACAAAAACACACTCTGGTCTAAGCTTAGCGCACCTCAATTGAGGGAAGCAATTGAAATGTTCCGTTCAGAACAAGATTCTGATAATGAACATTTATCATTTGATGAATATCAATCTGTTGTTAATGTAGTTGCATTAGCAGATTGGATCGAATGGGAATACTCTGAAATCTTAATGCTAAGGCAACAATGGGAAAATACCATGAGAGCTGAAGCAGAATATGATGCAAAATTAGAAGAAGAGGGGCTTCTTTAAATGGCATCAACCATAGCTAAGTTATCTCAAGAAATGGAGATAATGAAAGAAGAACATAAAGAAGAGAAAGAATGGTTAAGGCAAAGAATCCATCTTCTAAGATCCGACTTTTCAAGATTATCTGATTTATATTATGATAGAGTAAAGAAGATTGAAGAAGAAGTATCTATAATGAGAGAATATTTAACAACCAAAAGAGATTTTAAGAGTTGGGCATTAAGGGAGTTGTTCGACTAAAATCGATCATAAAAACGGAGTAATAAATATGCGAAAATTAAAACCAATAACAACTGAACTGTTAGAGATTGACCATCAAGAAAATATTGTGACATCAACAAAGACATGGGTTAAAGAAATAAAGGAGGATATAAAATGGTCTATGACGCATTCAAAAATTTAGATAAGACTGAAGATGTAGTTCGCAAACATCTCAAAGACAACATTGTTTGTAGAGATAGTACTACATACCTGGAATATCTTGTTCTAAGAGAATATTATTTAGCAACAAGCAACAGTGGGAAGCAATGTGAGAATGAAAAGTTCTTATCTGATTTATATGATTTATTACATTACGCACCTAATACTGAAACAATACAAAGGGCGAGAAGAAAGGTTCAAAATAAGTACAAAGAATATAGACCTTCAAAGAAAATACGGGATCAACGAGAAAGGCTACAGGATGATTATAGCGATTACGGTTTAGCTGATTAAACAAAATATATAAAGGGGACTGGGCATTGGCAATACCGATGACAGACCTTTACACCAATTTTCACTCTTTTGGCCAAGCTCATGTTCCAAAACAAGTCATAAGGGGTCTGTCGTCTTAATGGCTCGACTCGAATTGAAAGGCATTGACAACAGAGTTCGAGAAGATGTTAAAGTATTAGCTAAAACGCACGGAGTCACTGTCGCTAAATTCTTAGAGCCTGCGATTAAAAACTACATATATCAAGCCGATAATAGAGAAAGGCTTATTAGAGCAAAGAGGTCTGACCCAGACTGGTAGTATGGGATTCTTTGACAGATTTAGGAGCAAGCCAAAGCAAAAGGGTTCGATGGCTGAATTATTAAATGGTAATTTAGAAAAAGAAGCGAGAACTCCAGTTTATGATATGGCTCCTGCAATGGGAAGCACTGGGCCAATGCGTATTGATCCACCTTACAATCTGTTTCATTTGGAAGACCTTGCAACTAATTATTCTCATCTTCAAACAGTAATAACCAGGATTGCATCTCAAACAGTTGCCAAAGGTTATAGGTTAGAACAAACAGTAGATACTCCAAGCGAAGACCAAAAAAGAGTTCTTGAAAGATTGCTAATAGACCCGACAAATGGAGAGAGTGATTTAACAGGCGAAGAATTTTGTAAAGCAATTATCAGACAATTAGAAGTGTTTGATGATGCCTGGGTTTCCATAGTTTATGATTATGTAAAAGACGAAGGCGGTCAAATCTTAGGTAAGCAGGTTTCTCAACTTTGGGTTGAAGATTCTAAACACATGAGATTTAACACAGATCGATACGGCAAGTTTCAAACTGAAGATAGGTTTTGTCCTACTTGTAGAAGTTCTGCTAATGGAACTGCCTGCGCTGAATGTGGAACTAAATTAGAATTAATAGCTTATACATTTGAAGATGCTGAAGGAGATATTCCTTTTGCAAGGGATGAGATTATACATTTTAACAAATACAGTTCTACAGCTCGTCTTTATGGTGAATCACCAATTATAGGATTAAGTAAAAAGATAGAAACTGCATTAGCAATAGAAGCATACCAAAACAAATTGTTTAGACTGGAAAGACCACCTAAAGGCTTTCTGGATATACCTAACCTGGATGAATCAGCTCTTAATAGATTAGGAGAATACATAGCAGAAGAAACCAGGAGAAATCCTAACTTTGTTCCAATTATATCATCAGGTGAAGGACAATCGGGGGCTAAGTTTGTTACGATAATGCCAAATCAAGCTGAAACTGCAATGATCCCGTATATGGATAAAATAAACCAGGATATTAACGCTTCTTATGGAATAATGCCATTGGCAGTTGGCGATGTATCTGGTGTTGGCGGGTTAAATGCAGAAGGAGAACAGTTGTCAATGATGGATCGAACAATCGCAGAAACCCAGCAGATTTTGGTAGAAGGGCTGTTTAGACCTTTGATAGATATTTTAAAAATTACAGATTGGGAAGTTGCGTTTAATGATATTGATGAACGCAATGAGCAACAACATCTTGTTAATTTACAAACTAAAGCCAATGTTATTGCTTCATTCCAGGCCGTAGGAATTACTGTTGATTTGGATGAGGAAGGAGAATTAGTATTACCAGAAACAAACTTCGCAAGTTTGCCAACGTCTCAGGTGGAAGAGGAGCCAAGCGAACAAGCGGACTTGTATCAGCCTTAGATAGCAACCTTGCTATTACAATAAAAAGAGAAGTCAATAGACTTCGTTCTGCCCAGTCATTTTCAGAACTGAGTGAAATGTTACCAATGCTAATGATTACTTTGGGTAAAGACCTTAAGCAGTTGGTAGACCAAGAAATGAGAGATGCTTTTGTTCATGGTTTTAAATCTGCAGCTGCAGAAGATAATGTAAAAGTGATTGAAAAGTCGGGGAGTAATGGCTCTAAAAACAAGTTAAGTGATACTTTAGTATATAAAGGAGAAAGTTTAGACATAGATTTTGACCAAGCCGATGAGGATGCAATTCGGGCGTTACAAGCAGGTAAAGTGCAGACAAATGCGTACAATGAATTGTCTGTAGTTCTTAGTGCAAAATTAAATACAGAGATCAATAATGCAATAGTAGAAGGCCGCAGTATTCCTAATACAGTTGCAGAAATGCAGAAGGTAATAAACACAGAAACTTACAAATTAACCAGGATTGCAAGGACTGAAATTATCAATGTAACGAATGAAGGCAGGTTAGCATCTTATCAGAAGCAGGAGAAGAAAAGGAAGAAGCCGTTTAAGTACACTTTAGTTGTTGCGTCTGGAGCAAGAACTTGTGATGCACATAAAGAACTTAATCGTAGAATACCTGCAGAAGGTTTGTTAATGAATGAGCTGATAGAGTTGCAACAGCAAGTTGGAGCAAGTTATAAGATGACTTTAAGTGGTAATTCATTATTGCATCCAAATCAAAGAACGGTTTTAATGAGGGTTCCATGAAGGAAGATAAAGAATTTTGGGATTGGTGGAATAGTTTATCAGACCAGGAGAAAGAGCAGGAAATAGGAAAATGAAAAATTACACGATCCACATTAGTAATGCTAAATATGGCCATCACGGTAATGGTAAAGAAGAAGAGGAAGAATGTGCGCCCTGCTATTGCGGATGGACTGGCATAGATAATGATGGTTGCACTTGTTTACCAAAAGAGGAAGAAGATGAGTAATTGTAAGAAATGTTTAGCAAGCGGAATGAGAGTTCACATACTAAGTAGTGGATTTTGTCAAGAGTGTCAATCTGAATTAGATTGGAAGAATGGACCGAGAGAGGCTCGTAAGCAAGCTAACAAAGCAAGGCGTATTGCAATGTATGAGCAAGGCAAAAAGGTAATAGATAAAAAGTGGAAAGATAAGTATGGCGATG